GTCGGGAAGAGGAACGCGTTGCGCTCGCGGAACGCTTGCTCGGTCAGTGGCATGGTCATGACTTTTTCTCCTGGGGTAAGATGGTGTGAGTCCCCGCGCACGTTACGCGGCCAACTTCGAGCGGCAGTCAGGGCCGAGCCCCGAAGCGATCGACTCGGGAACGGTCAGCGCGCGAGCGCAGCGACCACACCTGCCCTCATGCCAGAACTCGACTGACGGCAGCTCGACGGTCTCGGTCTCGACGCAGCGGACGAGGAGTCGAACGAACCACGCGAAGGCCGAGACGCTTGGCGCCTCCTCAGAGATGCGCGACTTGTGGCCCCACTTGAAGGCCGACATGGGACGCACGGTGCCGATGTAGGAATAGTTGCTGGTGTTGTCCGCGCCGGTCAGGACCGACACGAACCAGATGCAGCGGCCTGCGTGGTCGGGCTCCGACTTGCGAACGCGGTACGTGAACCTCGTACCGGTCTGCTTCGAGACGAGAGTGAAGCGGGCATCGCCCGCGAACACGAACGCGAGCACGTCTGGCGCGAAAGTCATTTGAGCAGTCATGAGAACCTCCTGTGTCATCGACCACCTATCTATGGCATAGATGGTCGATATCTGCAACAGGCTTTCTGAGCCAGCGGGCTCGGCAGTTGCGAAGCGCGAGCTGCGCTATCTCATACTCTTCCAGGAGAGGGACAGTCAGCGGGCGACGGACTTGACGAAGCGGCTGTGCCCGTGGACGAGCAGGCCGCGCGCCAGGAACAGATTGGCCGCCTCGATCCAATCGTACTGGGTTGGTGGGGCGTAGCCGGCCGCCACCGCCATGCTGACCGTCTCGGCCGTGATGTCGTCGGCGAGGTCTGAGGGAACCTCATAGGACCAGTCGGCCCAGCCGTCCGCCGTGTATATCTCGCCATGGACACGCATCTCCGTTCCTCCTTTCTGGCTCCGGTGGGGTCGAAGCGTGTCAGTCCTCCACCTCGTCGAGGAGGTGGAGTGGGCATGGGGTGCGGACGCCGCTCTCTCACGCGACGAGGGCGGTATCGGGGTCGAGTAGCTCGACGATGTGGCCGTAGTCGAGGTCGTCGCCCTCGCCGCCGGCGACGCGGGCGAAGGTCTCGATGGCGCGGGTGGCGTCGGTGTAGGTCATCTCGTTTCCTCCATCTGTGGGCCGGACCATCCCGGCCCCCGTAAGCGTCAGTCGAACAGCGGTAGCGCCGGTCGACGAGCGGCGAGCGCTGCAGCGCGGCGATAGCGTCGTCCTACGCGTTGCTGGGCTTGGACTATGTAGTTCATGTGCATCAACCCACAATCGAGATGGTTCCGAGGATTATCAGGGCCCACAGGAGGGCCCCGATGACGAGCAGCAGGAGGACGTTCCTCATGTGAGTCGGTGCCTCTGACGGATCGCAATGCGAATGATCTCCTTCGCGAGGAGGGACGAGGGGCCATCGTTCTTGCGAGCGATGCCGATGACTGCGAACGGCGACTTGACGCCGAGGCGGCGGAGGACGAGAGCGAGACGGTTCATGGGGACCTCCTGTTTCGATGGGACCTATCTATGGCATAGGCGAAGGCGGCACTCAACAGGAAATCGTGCGGTCGCCGAAGAATATCTTAGTCGAGCGTCATGGCGCTCTCGGCGGCGAAGGAACCGGCGCAGCCAGCAGATCATTCGGGATCTACCCTCTCGACGATGACGTCTCGCGTCGTGGCCTCTGCGCAGAAGTCCACGCTCAGCCGCTCGGCAATGGTCTTAGCCGAAGCCTCGTCATCTGCCTCGACGTGGAACACTACGTCACTGACGACGACCGTCGCTGTGACTCTGTACCTCATGACTAGCCTCGTCTATGGCGGCGATGGCCCGCTGGACAGTCGGCTCGCAGGCGAAGGGCGAGAGCTCCTCGCGGCATCGCAGGAGAAGGGACATGATCGCTCCCCGACGACTCGCAGGGACTGACGAGCGACCGTGATAGCAGGCGTGGACCTGGGTGGTCGAGAGGTGTATCCTCTCTCCTATCTCGCGGAACTTCAGCCCGAGCACGTCATGGAGAACGAAGAGCGTGAGAGGCGCTCGCGAGCGGAACCTTCTACTGAGAGGAAGCATCACTGGCAGGTTGCTCCTTTTTGCAAAACTGTCTGGTTCGTTCGTATCGTGAAAAGTGCACTGTCTGGTTCTTACGGTCAATCGATTTTCCCTACCTCCTCACATCACATTGGCATAAATGGGAATGCATGACCTGAAACTCTTTTTCGTTCAAACGCTTAGCATTCGTGCCAGAGGTGGCATGAATAGGTGGCATCATTGAGCGTGAACGCATTCGTGCCAACCACATCGCATTCGTGCCAACATGTCACATTCGTGCCAATCGTGCCACCTCCTTTCTTGTATATTGGCATGAATGTAAATATATATATATATATCAATAAGTTAAGTATATATAGATATATAGGTATAGTCATTTATGCCAGGGCGTGATTGGTGCTCACGCGCGCGTGCGCGCTCGCGCGTAAGTAAGTCGACGCCACTGCGCCCGCAACGAGTGCGGGCGCGAGCGATGGCGATGGTAGTGGGGGACGCGTCACTTCTTGCGCATGTCGCGCTGAAGGACGTTCACGACCCACTGCTTGTGCTGCGGGTGGTAGACGTGCCGGGACACCTCGAAACCCGCCGGGATCTCGATGCGACGCATCTTGGCTCTCGCGATCTTGGGATCGAGGCCGATGCCCCTCGCGATGTTCGCGAGCGTGACATTCTCACCGTTGACCTTCGGGGCCTTCTTGGGGGCCTTCTTCTGAGCCTCGACCGGGAGCTGAGCGGTGAGCTTCTCGATGGTGGTGAGGAGCTTCGCCTTCGACTCCTTCCACGACTTGAGCGGGGCCTTGCCGAGACGGGCGCGGATGGTGTTGAGCGTATCGAGATTGATCTGGTGCATCAGGGTCTCCTGTGGCAGAGCGACATTGCTCATAGAGCGAATATGGCATAGGAGGTTGAGACCCACAATAGGAAAGTCAGGTCGATCTCAAGATTTTTTCGATGGCCGGGATCTCATCCTCGGCCCAAGCCCAGCCGTGAGCAGGCTTGGTGGCCTTGGCCCTGAGCGTCCGACGTGCCCGGCTCGGATCGATGCCTAGCCGCTCGCACAGGTCCTGGAGGGACGTGAGGCCCTTCACTGTGCGACTCGTGCGACTCGTGCTCGCGGGCGTTGGCGTGGTTGCTTCCTGAGGAATGTACGGCTCGCCGAGGAAGGCGCGCCAGATCGAGCGCTGGGGGTCTGTGGGTTCCCAGGACAGCTCTTGCGGGGTGGGCTGATACTCGAGAACGTCCTCGAGGTCGGTGAGGCCCTCAGACCTGATTGTGGTCGAGGAGGTGGAGAGCTTCTGTGGCGAATGCCAGTTGATGGGCTCGTCGCCGATCATCAGGAGAAGGAAATAGCGGGCGGCATAGGTGGCATAGAAGTTGTGGAAGCAGAACTTGTCGTGACGGGTGACGTGGAACCCGTATCGAGGGCGGTGGCTGCCCAGGGCTGAGGGGAACGGGGGATCGAGATCCAGGTGGTGGTTGTGGTGCTTGGCCATGAAATCTATCCTCAGGGGGATGACGGCGGCTACTGCAGGCGGGATGACCGGCGAGTGCCACGAGAAGGCGTGGTCAGGGATCTTGAGGGAGAGGAGGAAGTATTCCTCAACCAATGTCTGATATCCTGGAGCTCCGACGAGTCCTCGTCCCATTGCCATCTCGTGTGTCTCCCGAACTGGGTGCGCAGCATCTTGCGCAGCTTGTGTGGCTCGATATCGAATTCTCTGGAGAGGTGCTTGAGGACTACCATCAGCTGTGTCCCTTGGTGAGAGAATTGGGAACTATCACTCTATGCAAGGATGGCGTAGAGGCGCAATAGAAACTTGAAAGATGTTATGTTTCAAGGGGTTGATTAGTGACGGTTGACGTGGACGCTGGGTGCGATATATCGTTCATCGCATTGTGAACGCTCGGGAAATGCGATGTTGAGCGTCCTTGCGAGCGTGCTGCTGCTGATCCTCCTCACGGGAGTGGTCTTGTTGCTGGTGGATATGCTCCCTGTGGCGGGGAATGCCAAGGCTCTGCTGAGGATGGTGGTGATCGCGCTCGCGGTAGTGCTGGCTCTCAGGCTGATGCTGTCAGTGTCCGTGGTGTGGTGATGGGATGCAGGTGTGGCGAGCGGCGTGAAGCGATCCGGAGGATGGCAGCCGGGATCAGGCGCCGGGATCCTGAGGAATTGCGCAGGATGGTCAATGTGGTGCGTGAGAGCGTGAGGATGGATATCCGTGACTATCGTCTCAATCGACGTCCGCGAACTCGATGAGGTCCGGCGCTGGCTGTCTCGCGTCAGCGAGAAGGATATCGGACGCGTGATGACGAGCGTTCTCAATCGGGTTGGGGACCAGGTGTTCACGCGTGTCGTCCGTGTGCTAGCGGGAGAGACTGGGGCGAAGTCGAGCAGAGTTCGCCGAGCTCTCGGGAAATGGCGGGCTTCAGCGGGGCGCGAGGTCTATCGGATCGTCGCCCGGGACCAGTTCCTGTCGCTCAAGGAGTTTGGGCCGAGGCAGACCCGCCGAGGCGTGTCGGCGGCGCCGTGGAAGAAGAGGCGAGTGTTCCCCGGGACGTTCATGGGACCGGGCGAGCACGTCTTCAGGCGTAAGGGACGCAGCCGTCTGCCCATTCACAAGTTGTGGGGACCGGCGATCCCGAGAGAGATGGTCAGGGGAGAGGCGAAGAAGGAAGTCGAAGCGTTGGTCAGGCGTCAGCTGCCCGAGCGGACGGCGCACGAGGTGCGACGGGTCCTTTCTCGGACGTGAGGAATGCGGGTGCGCGCTGCTCCCGATTTATGACCAGACATATCGATTGTAGATAACCACTGGTGGTCTGCTATGCGTCGAATTGAGGAGAAGGTGAGCGTCGACCGGGCGGCTGAGCTGCTGCTGCTCCACCGTCGTCAGTTCACCAAGCTCGTTCAGCGAGGCGTCATTCCGAAGCGCGAGCGGGGCAGCTACGAGCTGAAGGAAGTCGTCAACGCCTACGTCAACTATCTCAGAGACCAGAGGGACGGCCGGGACACCAACCACCGCGAGCGGTATGAGAAGGCGCGAGCCGATCGCGAGGAGATGGAAGTCGCTGCGGCCAAGGGGGACCTCATTCCCTACGAGCTGGTCGAGAAGCATTGGGTGGACGCGGTCATGCGCTTCCGCTCGAAGATCCTTTCGCTGCCGAACAAGGCTGCGCCCATCGTCGCTCAGGAGTCGGACACGGAAGTCGTCCGAAACATGATGGAAGAATGGCTGAATGAAGCCCTCGAAGAGCTATCCGGGAGCGGAGTCCCAAATCGGGCGGCTGTTCGCCGCCATCGCCAACGCAGCGAAGCCGCCACCGAGGCTGAAAGTGAGTGAGTGGGCCGACTCATACCGCCGTCTGTCGCCTGAGTCGTCGTCTGAGCCGGGTCAGTGGACGACCGGCCGGGCCGAGTACCAGCGTGGCATGATGGACGCCTTCTGCGAACCACGAACCCACACTATCGTCATGATGCTGTCCTCTCAGGTCGGCAAGACCGAGATCCTGAACAACGTCCTCGCCTACTACATCGACCAGGACCCGGCGCCGATCCTCCTTCTTCAGCCATCGATAGAGATGGCTGAGGCGTGGTCGAAGGACCGCTTCTCTCCGATGCTCCGCGACACGGTGAAGCTCCATGGCAAGGTCAAGGAGCCTCGCACCAGGGACTCCAGCAACACCGTCCGCCACAAGTCGTTTCCAGGTGGCCATATCACTGTGGCGGGATCCAACTCTCCTGCGTCGCTCGCATCGCGACCTATCAGGATAGTGCTCTGCGATGAGGTGGACAGGTATCCAGTGAGCGCAGGGACTGAGGGCGATCCTGTGGCGCTGGCCCACAAGCGCTCGACCACCTTCTGGAACCGCAAGCTCGGTCTGTGCTCTACGCCGACTATCAAAGGACGTTCGAGGATCGAGGCGGCGTTCGCCGAGAGCGATCAGCGCCGGTTCTGGGTGCCGTGCCCGCATTGCGGGGCGTATCAGCTCCTCGTGTGGCATCAGGTCAAATGGAGCGACGACGATCCAGACACAGCCGCCTATGCCTGCGTGGAATGTGGCGTCCTGTGGACAGACGCTGAGCGGTGGCGGTCGGTCAACCGGGGCGAGTGGAGGGCTGGGGCCGAGTTCAGGGGAACAGCGGGGTTCCATCTGAATGAGCTCTATTCGCCGTGGGTGAAGCTGAGGAATACGGTAGCTGGCTTTCTCTCAGCCAAGAAGTTCCCAGATCTGCTTCAGGTGTGGACGAACACTGCGCTGGCTGAGGCATGGGAGGAGACGGGGGAGACAGTCGAGCCGAGTTCCCTCATGTCCCGTGTCGAGTCGTTCGGTCCCCATGACATACCAGATGAGGCGCTTGCCCTCTTCTGTGGAGTGGATACGCAGGATAATCGGCTCGAGGCTCAAGTGATCGCATGGGGCCATCTCGAGGAGGTGTGGGTGGTCGAGTATCGCATCTTCTACGGCGATCCTGCCCAGATGACTGTGTGGGAAGACTTGGACGAGTGGCTGAAAGAGCTCCGGACCACTGCGTCGGGGAGGGCCATGCGGATCTATGCGACTTGCGTGGACTCTCAGGGTCACCACTCAGCCCAGGTCTACCGCTTCTGCCGCGAGCGCAGGGGGAGACGCATCTACGCCACGAAGGGCGCTGGCGGACCGCGTCCCGTCTGGCCTAAGCGCCAATCGATGACCAAGGGCCGGGACTCTGTGGCAATCATAGGAGTCGATACGGCCAAGGAAGCCATCTACACCCGGCTAGGCATCAAGCAGAATGAGGAGGGACCCACTCCCGGCTATATCCACTTCTCATTCGACCTCGACGGCGAGTCCTACTTCAACCAGTTGACGGCGGAGTCCGCTGTGACCAGGTTCAGGGAGGGAAGGCCATACCGTGTGTGGGTTGTCAAGAAGGGGCGCAGGAATGAGGTTCTGGACACTTTCGTCCAGTGCATGGCTGCCCGTCACTCAGTCGCTGTTCCCCTTGAGCGTCTCACAGCTGTCAAAGTGGCAGTGGCGAAATCTGCCTCTCCGCCGCCAGCGTCGTCGAAGGTGGTCGAGGCCTCTCGTAGAGTCATACGGAGCACTTACGTCTGATGGCAACCCAGGCCGAGATAGACGCCATTCGCGCTCGTATCGTCGAGATCGACAAGGTCTTGGACACGGGGGCTACTACGATCACTGCGAAGGATCGGAGCACGTCGTTCGATCTCCGGACTCTACGCGAGCGGCGCAGGGAACTTCTCGACGAACTCGCCGCGGCGACGGGGACGCCGCGCATCCGACAAGTCTATATATATTCGACGAAAGGTTTATAGATCATGGGATGGTGGCCATTCCGTCAGGCGAAGAACCTCACCGGACAGCAGATGGGGTATGAGGCCTCCCGGCTCGGCCGTCGTCTGAGGGGATGGGACGCTGATCGGCGGAGCATCAACGCTCTCATGAGTCAAGGCGGGGATCTGTTGCGCGCCCGCGCCCGCCAACTGTGCCGGGAGAACCCCTATGCAGCAGCTGCGTGCTCTGCCTTCGTGGCTGCCGCCGTTGGTTCTGGCATCAAGCCTTCGTCGCTGATTGAGGACTCCCGCGTTAGGGAAGCGGTTCAGAGGACGTGGCTTCTGTGGACTGACGAGTCGGACGCTGACGGGCTGACCGATTTCTATGGCCAGCAGGCGCTCGCGTCGCGAGCAGCCTTCGAAGCCGGTGAGATGTTCATCCGCATCCGTCCTCGTCTGCCCGAGGATGGACTGGTCGTCCCTCTCCAGCTCCAGCTGCTGGAGAGTGAGATGCTTCCCTATTCGCACAATGAAGAGGGGCGGGGCGGTCGACTCATCCGGAATGGTATCGAGTTCGATGGGATCGGCCGCCGTCGCGCCTACCATTTTCTGAGGAACCATCCTGGCGACCGAACTGTGGGCCTGTCCTCGCTCGACAAGACGATAGTGCCAGCGTCTGAAGTCATTCATCTGTATCGGCCTCTCCGCCCTGGACAGATACGAGGTCAGCCCGCTATCACGCCGGCGATGGTCCGGTTGTATCTCCTCGATCAGTATGACGACGCAGAGCTGGACCGCAAGCGTGTCGCGGCGATGTTCGCCGGCTTCATCCGCAAGAACTTGCCAGCTGAGATAGAGTCGGCGATTCTCGAGCTCCAGGAGACCTCGGGACAGACCGCCATTGCTCCACTAGAGCCTGGCCTTCTCCAGATCCTTGGTCCTGGCGAGGACGTGTCCTTCTCGGAACCGGCTGACGTAGGCGGTTCCTACGAAGCCTTCCAGTATCGCACTCTTCTAGCGGTCAGCGCTGCGCTCGATA